AAGTACTAAAAATTTCATGATTTAAAGCCTTTGCCTGTAAAGAATCAAATTCAATTAATTTAGATTGAAATAATGAATGATATCCAAGAACTCCTAGACCTAATGCTCTGTGTTGTTCAGCAAATCTATGTGCTCTCTTCATTCCTGGTAAATTATATGATTTTTTTACAAACTCATCCATTACCGCATTTAAGAATAAAGTATATGTTTCAATCGCATCAGTATCTTTGATTTCATCCCAGTGCAATAAGTTGATTGAACCTAAACAACATACAAATGAATTAAATGAATCTGTTGGTAGTTGAATCTCTGAACATAAATTAGATGCTGTAATATCTAAACCTAATTCTTTATATGGTGAATTATTATTTGTATTATCTTTAAACATAATATATGGAAATCCAAACTCATTTCTTTTTTGAATTACCTTTGCCCAAACTTTACGCTTTTCACTATCACCAGCTTTCATTTCCTCTAGCCACTCATCAGTTACTGTAACGCCAAACTGTAAGTTTTGAATTGGATTACCTTCACTACCAATTTCTAAAAATTCTAAAATATCAGCATGTTCTATTGGCAACCAAGCAGCACAAGCTCCTCTACGAGCTTCAGATTGTTTACATACATCAACTGTAGTATCATACATTCTAGCATAATGAACCGGTCCGTCTGCTGTCCCACCGGTTGAAATCTTAGAACCTCTTGCTCTAATGTTTCCTAAGAATATAGAAGTACCACCGCCATACTTAGACATCATACCAATTTCTCTACTTCCATTTAAGATACTATCTAAAGTATCATCGACATTACTACCATAACAACTAACTGGAAGTCCTTTATCTTTTCCAAAGTTAATCCAGACTGGAGTTGATAAACTATAAAAACCTCTGTTCATATAATCCTCAAACTTCTTTGCAAATCCTTCAACTTTTAAATATTTTTCTGCTGTATTTGCAACATCTTTAATCCTTTGTTCAGGTGTTTCACTAATATAACCCCTAGATAAAAACTTTCGACTGTCTTCGTTAAGCCAGTAATTCTTTTCGTATTCCATTTAATTTTCTTTTTTTATTTATTAAAATAAATCGTCTTCAGTAATTGCCTTAGACTTCTTGTTGTAATCTACTGATTTTTTGTAGAAGAAATCACCCTCCTTTGTTGAAAGAATCTCAACATCAAACCATAATGTCTTTTCAACTTCTATAAAATCTACTTCAAATACTGGTTTCATTCCGATTCTTTGTAATGAATTGTTGAATCTGTTTTTGATAAACTCTTTAATAGTTTCTTTTGATAGAAATTCAAGTTCACCATTTTCAAAAATCCAATCTAATATCTTAACTTCTGCATTATATGCTTTTTTACAAGCTGAATTGATTAATTGTTCAAATTCTTCATCAAACCATTCTGGATTTTCTGCTTTAATAATATTAATTAATTCAGAGCCAAAATTTCCGTGGATTTCTTCTTCTTTACTTGTTGCTTCAACTACATTAGAAATACCTTTGAATAGGTTTTTCTCTTTATTAAATGACATCATAATAAAAAATTGGCTAAAAAGACTTACATGTTCTATAAATAATGAGAATAATAATACCGATTTTGTATACATTTTATCATCTCTACTTCTAGTTCCATCTAAATATTTTTTCAAATATGATATTCTATCTTTAATAGCTGGAATTTCTACTACACTTTGAAATTCTTCTTCTAATCCTAAAACTCTAAGTAATTGTGCGTATGCATCTTTATGTCTTACTTCAGATTCTGCAAATGTCATTCCAACATCTCCAATTTCTGTGATTGGCATTCTTTTATAAAGATCTGCCCAAAATGTTTTAACACTTACTTCTATTTGTGCAATAGCTAACATTGCTCTTTTAATAGCTTCTCGTTCTGAATCAGATACTTTAGTTTTAAAATCGTCAATATCCGTAGTAAAGTTAAATTCAGTATGAATCCAATATGAATGTCTAATAGCGTCTTTATAAGCTAATAGTTGTGGATAGTCGTATGGTAATATATTTACTCTTGGTTTAAAAATATCTTGTTTCATATCTATTAAGTTGTATTTATTTTTAAAATTAAATTTTAGAAATGTTTAATGTTAAGTTAGTTTGAATGCACAATATATATTATCTTTATTATAAATTCTGAGCATTCTGGATCATTATAATAACTTAATCTTTTTCTTTAATCTATCTGCTTTTGTAAAATACTCGTAAGATGTTTTCTTATAATCTTTACGCTGAGCATATAAATCTGATAGTATTTTTTTAAGAATAGATTCTTCGGTATTATATACAACTCCGTTATCACATACAATAACATTTTTATCCTTTCTTCTTTCTTGTATTTTAGCTTCTGGTATCTTTTCAATAAAAGAATCTGGTGAAATGTTAAACTGTCTCATTATCGATGGATATAGAGATGCAAAGTCAAATGCACTTACACCTTGGTGATATCCAGATATAGGTTCTTTTACAAATGCTCCGGCAAATTTACCATCTTTAATACCATCCGGTCTTTTTTCACTTCCAATTCTATAATTTTGTTCTGCTAATTTTCTAGCAATTAATGACTCAGTTACGGCAACTGGAGATGCTGCTTTATTTAATGGCATCTTTGTAATATTGGCTAGTGTTAAAATAACTTCCATAGATTTTAACTTCTGGTCAATATAATAAACTAACACTGAATCGACTACGTTATAATATATGTATTTTGTAAAATCATCACGATATAAATCTTGAAGTGATCCGGTATATTTAATCTTTTTAGTATCTAATACTTGACCTGCTACATAATCTAAGGCATTAGATTCTTTTACTTTTACACTTCGATCATATTTATCATACAACTGCATATAATCTAAAATACCAATATGTAAAGGTCTACCATCTACTTTATCTACCTCATTTGTAATTCCAACATTATTAATATCAATCTGAAGCCTTTTACATCTATTAACAATATATTTCCAGTCATAATTAATAAAGTTCCAACCTGTCATCATTGGAAACTTAGGTAAAAACTTCATTAAAAAAGTATATACCATATCATATTCACTATTGAACTTATGATATTTAAATTCCCAGTCTTGATCAAATTTTTTGAAATACTCATTAGTATCATCTTGGATCTTTTGGATCTTATCTGGTGCCATATCTTCTAATCCTAATACTATCGCTTTACGATCTGGCGTAATAATTGAAAAAGACAGGATTCTTGTTTTAGCTTCCTCTGCCTTTGGAAAACCATCTACAATTTCAGTTTCGATATCGACAAAATAAGTCTTTGGCATATTATAAGCAAAAATATCTTCTTTATCTCTTTCCGGTAATCCATCTAAAAAATAAATTAAAGAAAACTTATTGAATTGTCGAGCAAATCCTTTTTTGATAGATCTACCATCCCAATTTTTATATTGATTACTAACACCACGATCCTTAGGATCGCATATATACCAATTGCTAAATTGATCAATTGCGTATTTTTTAAAAGCTACTTCACCTTCTTTATTATAATATGAAATAATTATATCTTTATCTCTTTGCTCAATATCTAATATCATTAATAGTTATTTTTCTGACGGTTAACATTCTCTTCAGCCTTTGCAAAGTAGTAATTATAAGCTGTTTTTGCATCTAATCCTATTGAAGCAGCATAATTAATAAAGAAGTGTAGAATATCTACCCATTCCATATATAATTCTTTTTTATCTCCTTCGGACATGTCAGAAATCTTTAATGTATTATATTTTGTAAAATCCTTTTTCCAGTATTTCCATACTGCATTTCCACTTCCATCTTTAATACCACCAAGGGCATCAGTCATCTCGTGAATTTCATCAACTACTGCATGTGTATTAACATGCCAAAAATCCATGATCTCTCTAATAGTCATGTCTTCAAATTTAAAACCATAAGTTTGCTCTTGCATCTTCTTTTGGTTTTCCATTATATCTGCTAAGTGTGTGGTTGATTGATCATAGAAGTCTTTTACTTCTAAGTCTTTACATTCATTATCTATATTTGCCATTCTTTTTAATTTGTTTTTATATGAAATATTACTATATTGTTTATAGATCTTTTGGTTTAATTTGTCCCCAATCTCTTTCAGAATCTGTTAATTTTTTAGTTTCTTCTGATTCAGGATATGGTTGTCCTCCAACATTCCAAAACCAAGCTCCTTGGTTACCATGTTTTACCATGAATTCCCATGCTTTAGCATCGTAGTTCATAGCTGAAGGAAACGGAGGGGCGAATTCTGGATCGACATTTGATGAAAATGCTTTAGGATGAGACCATACCTTGGCCCTTCCTAGTTCTCCATTTTTAATATTTCTAGATACTGCAACTGCATTAAATTCTGCATCAGGCCATGCTATTTGTAATGACCTAGATAGAACTCCAGTAGATATTGCTGACCATACTTCTTCAGGATATCCATGTTTCTCTGCAATATCATAAGCAACTTTAACTGCGGCTGCTGTAACCAATTCATGTTTTAAGCCCAATGGAATAAAAGTTGCATTATTTTCTTCTGCCCATTCTTTTGCTATCTTATTTAAGTTCGGCATTGCTGCAATTCTTCTAAATTTAGGAATAGCACCTCTTTCAATACAAATAGCTTGGTGATCTGATATAACTTTACCAGATGGCATAAACAATACTAATTTTTTATTATACTTTGCAGCTAAATAAGCTAATGAAATACCGGCAAATCCAAATCTAGGCTGTACATATACTAATGTATCTGATTGTGTCTTTTGAACTAAAATATCTCCAAATCTACATTTAGAACCAAATCCCATCATATCATCCCTAATAACATTAAAACCATCATGGTTCATAATAATAGGATCTTCTAATGGATCTTTCCAGTCTCCTGCTAAATCTAACCATGCCTGTCTATTTGGCATCATTAGATTTAAATCTTGATTCATTGTACTACTCGTGTGACTATCGTGTGCCATATAATTCTTTTACTTTATTTTTATATTCATGTATTGTTAATCCAGCACTTGCTATTATCTTATCATCACTAGGGTGGTTTGTAAGGCCATTAAATGTTTTTATTAAACCAAGATCTAACATAGCTTTTTGGCGGCCGTACGGATGATCTTTTATAGAAGATGAGTTCCATAATGTATCCATATTGATATGGTTATAATCTGATCCCGGGCGCATATAATTTTCTATCCATCTAATGAAATCACATGCAACATCTTCTGCATTATAAGGTAATGAACCAGTATCTTCATAAATCTGCGCCATTACTGCATCTAAGAATATTTCTGATTTTTTACCCTTGCCAGAAACCGGATCTGCTAAATATCCAATACATTCTACGGCATTTGTACCGTAATAGAACATTGATTCTTTATTAACGTATTCTGGAAACCAGTCTGCGATATCTGCAATAACAGCAGCATATTGAAATTTATAAGCTCTTAATCCATTTGATTTATTCCAATCAAACATCCATTGCCCTAATTCTCTAAAATCTCTTTTTTGTCCAGATTCTAACCAAGCTGCCATATCTCTTGCAAGTCTCGGTGCAAATTCACATAAGAAATAATCTCCACCTCTTTTATATTGGAATTTAGGTGCAGTAAATCCTTCCATACCTATAAATACATCTTCAGCCTGTTCTGTAACTGGTGGTTTTGGAAATGCTGGAAACTGATAACCAACTGAAGTATAAAAAGGAGTATTACGAGACTTTACTAATTCACACATTTGTTCAATTGTATCTGCTTGCCATAAATCAAACATTAATGTATTGTGATATCCCGATGGTTTAGTTGCATAATTAATAGCAGAACCTGTAACTCTATGTAATACAAAAATATACAACCATTCTGCTAAACCGTAAACCTCACGCCTGCCAGTCCAATTTTTAGCAACTTGTTCTCTTTGCCATGTAATTTTACCAGACTTCATATGTTCCCAATATGGATGATCTTCATTCCACCCATAGAATGCATCATTAACTATTTGACTAAATCCTGCAAATTTACGCTCAACTACATCATATAACTCTATTTGTTCTAATAAAGGGTCATTCATATTACTTTCAGCATGTGGAATAATACCTAAATTAGATTTAACCTGCTGATCAGATGCAAGCTTAAAATAATATAAAAACTCATCGTAGTATTTTGTAGTTTGTATTTCCATATTAAAAAAGTGCATTTATTTGCTTTTTATTAGCAATAAGATTACTATTAGGTTCATTTTTTTCAAGATCCCATCTATAGAATTCACGCGCTAAATGAACTGATTTTGGTTTTTCCATAACATCAAATGATAATTCACCTAAGCTATTAGTATAAATATCCGGGTGTTTATAAACATTCCAGTCATTTCTTGAACACATTTTTTCAATTAGTATATTAAACTTACTAACTAATTCAGTTCTTTCAGCCCAAGACCCGATGAATGGAGTTCCTTTATAATATCCAGTTTTTGGTAGCTTACGTGATTCATTTTCTATAGGTAATGCTTGAATAACTTCAATCTTATTTACACCACGATTCTGTAACTTTAATAGTTCAGATTCATAATTATCAACTAATGTATTAATAGTAGCATCAGGATCGCCTTGTCGCATTATATGGTGTCGTATATCTATATTACCTAAGTAAACTGTAAGTTCTTTAATCCATGGATATACATATTCACCAAATCCTCTCTTTGTAGCACCAAAGAGTGTCAAACCATCGTTTCTATTCGCCATAAAACCAGGAGTATACATACTAAAAGAGTGACTATCACCAAAACACAATTTATCAGTTTTAGTAATATGGTCAACTCTTTTAATATTACTACAAATTTCTCTAGCCTCGTCAATTCTAGATTCTAGTGTTTTAAATAAATTTGTACCTGTTTTAAGTCTTTTAGTAATTAATTCACCAATATCTGGCATATCATGGTGCATACTATACATTCTAACACCACAAAATAATCTATTTAATTGTTGATAAAGATCATCATTAGCGCCTCCAAAAATATTAAAAGTACCCTTAAATTCCATACCATGATCTAAGATTACACAATCATAATCTGTCCAATCTTCAGTTGTTGTTGTAATTACACTTACATTTTTATAACCTGTATTTATTAATTGGTTAGCAAGCATAAAAGGCCAAGCACTTTTATGTGAACTTAGCCTATCTGAGAATTTACCTACTAAAATAGCTATTGCAATTTTAATATCTTTATCCTTTTCTAAATCTGTGAAATATATAAAATCATTATTCGTCATATCCGGCATTTGCATCGTTAACACCCATAGGAGATTCAGTATCTTTATACCCGTATTTCTTAATATAATTATCAAGACCTCCGATATATGCAGCTGCATCTAATAGATTATCTTGTTTATAATTATATGAATGTCTACTTAGCTTAAGTGCTACAAGAGCAGCATACATATCAGCTCCTGTTAATTGTTTGCCGGTCATTCCAGAGCATATTAGTGCTGCTCTTCGCATCCCTTCTTCAAAGGGACCATATTGTCTTTCTTTTTCTTCTGATCTATTATTAATAATTTGATCTGCGTGTTTTAGAATGTTGTCAATGTCCATATGTGTATATTTTATATTTATATAGAGATAACATAAATTGTTTATGAATTCTATTTAATAAATACGGAAACTTGCTCTTTTAAGAATTCTTTAAATGATAGGTTTATCCATTCAGGGAATATTTCTCTAACCTTAGTTGAATCTAGTGCATATCGTTTATCATGTCCTAATCTATCCTCAACATATTTAAAGTCTGGAGTTTTACCTAACATTTCAGAAATCATATTAATAATTTCAATATTCTGATAACGCTCACCGGATCCTATATTAAATATATCATTAATTTGATCTGAAATCATTAGTTCATATATAATTTGAACATTATCCTCTACATCAATCCATTCTCTTACCTGTTTACCATCACCATATACTGGAATGGTCAAATCATTAGCGATAGATTTCATAATCTTTGGAATAAACTTCTCTTCATTCTGGTGATCTCCATAGTTATTACAAGTTCTAGTAATAATATAAGGCAATCCAAAAGTTCTATGAGCTGAAAGTACTAATAAATCTGAAGAGGCCTTAGAAGCTGAATAATAAGATGAGCCTACTAAAGGATAACTTTCCGTAGCTTCTGATAAAATACTAACATCTTCCATATCTCCATAAACTTCATCCGTTGAGATATGAATAAATTTCTTAAGGTTTGGATTTTGCCTAGCACATTCTAATAGATTGAAAGTTCCTTCAACATTAGTTTTAATAAAAGGCTTTCCATCTTTAATTGAATTATCTACATGTGATTCTGCTGCAAAATGAACTATATAATCGTAATCTCCTAAATCTTCCGGTGACACCTCACAAATATCTTTTACCATTTGTTTATGATTTACCTTTACATTCATTGGATCAGCTGCATATGTCATACTGTCTAAAACTACAATTTCAGCATCGGGTAATTTTCTACCTAGTAAATTAACAAATGAAGATCCTATAAATCCATATCCTCCTGTAACTATTATTCTCATATTGTTTTTGCAATTAAGTTTTTAAATTTTGTTGTACTCCAACCATGGTCTCTGTTTAAATAATAGATTGGTATATTTAGATTATCACCAGTGAATGGTTTTCCTTTATAATCATCTCCCAAAAATCTAATATCAAATTCTCCCATTTGTAATAGATCTAATAATTGAGCTTCATAAGTATAAATATGAACACCACATACAGATCTTAATTCTAGTAGCATTTCTTTTCTTTCCTCTACTGATAATATTGGTTTTAATTTATTAGGTCTTTCAATAGAAGGATCCGTATGTAGTAAAACTATCAAGCAGTCGCAGTTTGATGCAGCATCTTTAAACATTTTAATATATCCAGGATGCATGACATCAAAATTACCTGCTATTACTCCCTTTTTCATTATTTGTTTACTATATCTGGGTTTTGTAAAATTGTCTGCTTTGTAATCAAGTCTTTGATTTTAGTAGTTGACCATTCATGGCTTCGAGTAGTATAAATAACCTCAATCGGTAAATGATCTCCAGTAAATCTTTTTCCAATATAATCATCACCTAAGATTCTTACATCTGGTTTATAGAATTCCATTAATTTAATTAGATCTTCTTCAGTTTGATAGGTAACTACCTCATCAATATATTTAATAGCCATTAAGGTCTTGTATCTTTCGTATAATGGAATTACTGGTTTGTATTTTGTAAACCTGGTTTCTGATGGATCTCTTTGTAAAAAGACCATAAAATAATCACAGTGTTCTTTTGCTTTTTCAAAAGTATAAATATATCCAGGGTGTAATAAATCAAAATTACCAGCTGTAAATCCGATTGTGCCTTTAGTCGAATGCATTTTTAAATTGTATTAGAAATAATTTGATTTTGTTTTAATTTATATGATAGCCATAATTGCTTAGATAATTCATCAATGTTATTTTCATTAATATCTTCATTAATAGCTGAGATAATTATAAAATTATCTATCATTATCTTAACCGATTCTAAATGCACTTCGTTTTCACATGAATCCATAGTTTTTAAAATTTTATTCAAGGCACTTTTTGACCAAGAGTTATAATTTTTAGGTTTAAATATGAAATTTTGCATTTTTATGTTAAATAAAATTAATTAATAATTATATTAAAAATAGATTAAATGTTTCATTATTACATAATTATCAATTAGAGATTAGAAAATTAAGAGCTAAAGTATCTAGGTTAGAATTAGCTATTGCAAATAACAATTAATTTTATTTAAAAAGAAAAACCCTTATATTTAAATACAAGGGTTTTTAATTCGATGATACTCAAATTATTTTATTCATATATTGCAATTACAATATTTGATTTTTTGTAATCTTTTAAGGTTAAGCCCATAGATAATCCAACTCTTTCAAGTTCCTGTCTACTCATATAACTTGAAGTTCTAACTTCATATCCTTTTCCTTTCTTAGACATCTTTTTAATAGCCTTTGGACTATTTCCAGTTTCCTCTTCGAATCTCATTGGATATTCATATTTGAAATCTGCCATTTCACCATCATATGATTCATTTACAAATTGTTCAAATGTTTTAATACTTTTCATTTTCTTTTTGTATCTCTTTTTAGCATCTCCACTTCCAGCTGGAACATCGCCCGATCCAACTGTACCATTATTTGGTAAAACTACTGGGCCCATACCCGTTAAATTAGCCGGAGTTATGTTTTCGTCTACTGTAATTCCTCTCTTCTTTAAGATCTTTTCAATTTCTTGATAGGCTTTCTTATAATCTGATTTTGGATATTGCATTCCTTTAGTATAATATGCATAACCATCGAGAGCGCCATTATACATTCCTAATAATTCTTCATCTGGCATTCTATCATTAAATACAAAAGGCCCAATAAATGCTTCGTCTACAGTCTCTGGTAAACCAGTATGCTTTGTACTTGCAAAGTCTTTTAATTGCTTAAGTGTCATATTATCTGCTAATTCTTTTATTTCAGCACTAACTTCACTGGACTTTAACTCACCCTTTTTATAAGCGTAAGCTTGTCCCATTAATCTCTGTTGTGCTTTACTTGTACTTGGCATAATTATTTAGCGTCGATTGTTAAGAATAAACCACTTCTGATTTCAACGTTGTTTTGTCCAACTCCTTCATCAAAAGATCCCATAATAGAATTGTTAGTTTGAACTGCACTATTTTGCATTCCTCCAAGTTTTCTTGAGAATTTACCAGCATCTACATCATCTGCAAATCCAATATTAATTACTAAATCGCCTGGAATGTTAACCATTAATTCAGAACCATTAATACTTTCTTCAACCCATGCTTCATCTAAGTTTGCAGTGATATAAACCAATGCCTCTTTATCTTTAACTTGTTTTGCAACTTCATCAATAATAATCTTAGCTCCTTCCTTGTTAGCCCATTTTGACCAAGCGTCATTTATATCTTTTAAAGTTGATGTAGCATCTCCTTCAAATTTAACGCCAGATACCGCGTTTTTAAAAGCTCCAAGAACCTTTCCAGCAATACCTTTAGCTCCATAAGCTCCAGTTAATCTGTATACTTTTTCGTTTACGAATTGTTCGAATAATTTTACGTGTTTCATTTTATTAATTTACTTTTATTTTTGCTAAGTTTCCTTCAATCTCAGTGTATTGTGATTTAAATTTAGAAATTCCAACTAATTTACCTAATGTAGTAGAAATAAATGTTCCTTCCGGTTTTTTCATATATGCATTAAGAACATCCTTTGCATCTTCAAGTTGATCTTCTTCAAAAATACCTAATATCTTTTTATTGGTTGAAGATCCAAATCTTATACCGCCTTCTAATCTAACTTCTTGTCCATTAAAGTCTGCTTTATTTGTAGCCATTACTAAATATTTAGTTTCTCCCTTTTTAGGTGCCATATCAGAATATTCATAAAATTCAGAAGGACTATTAAAATAATAAGAACTCATTGATTCATTAATATCTTGTGTAAAGTTTTCGAACGTTTGTAAATTTTTCATAATTTTCATAATATTTTACCAAGCGTAACCAAATGTTTCAATTTGCTTAATTCTATCAGTAATACTTTTTGCATAGTTTTTAACCTCTCTTGCATAGTAATCTCCACCATACCCTGATTTCTTTTCTTCCTCAGCTTGATTAGTGTAGCTTACGTAT